CCACCGTTCAAAGCGAGATCGATCCAACGTTGAATATGCGACATGGCGGAAATGTTACGCATCGAAATCGTCTTGTTATCCGCTTCCAAGTCGACTTTAATTTCAGCATCGACATAGCCGGAGGTCTTCAACCACGATTCGAGATAATACGGAGGTAAGCAACGCTGGAAAATCGAAGAACGAGAATTCAGCCAAGCCCAAGAACCGAGATACTTCGACTCTACAAAACTCGTAAGAGCGACAACAGGATCGGCGGCGGTCTTCACGGCACGGAGAAGAGCCTCTATGTCGGAAACAAGAAAAGATGTCTGGGTAGCGCCTTCGCCATCTTCAGCGAGATTCCAGGCGGCCGTAGGGATCGAATCAATCTGCTGATTGATATAATAATTATACACAACGTCAAGATAGCCAAGCATCTTGATCATGTTGAAAGACGGTGGAGCGGAAACTTTTCCAAAAGGAATTCCAAAACCAACGGGGAACCCCATATAATCAGCCAATGAGCCGGGAGTAGTAAGAGATTCAGCCGCGGTTATGAGATGTTCAGGGGTAGAAAAATCGATGGAAGCAGGCGCCAATCCCGCGGCAAGAGCAGGATACTTAACCGAATCGGGGTCATCCGTAGTGCCGGTAAAATCCAAAAGCAGGTTCGAGTTATAAAGGCGCGTAGGAATAAAAAAATACTCGAAACAAATCTTGAATCCGTTAATAAGAGGGGCATTCATCGGAAACGCCTGAACGAATGCAGAAGGAGAAAAGCGAAGTTTATCACCAGCGACTATGGGGATAAACGAGATAGGAATGAGATTACCCGGGGCAAGCGTAGTAGGGGAGACGTGCGAAAGATTCACATTTGACTTACGATTGCGCTTGCGGGTTAAAAACATTAAGGCCATAATAGACAGTTATAAATTTGTTGTTGCTGTTGAAAAGTGAAATCCGGGAACGGATAGCGCTTCTTCACGAAATCACGAAGAATGCCCGGAATAAGAGAATCGTTACGACATCGAATTTCATTAGGTGAAAAACAAGCGGTTTTCCAATACCGCGGAATCGAATAACGATAGTTATTAATAAAATGACAGAACCAAGAAGATGCACTTTTAAGCATATTTTTGCGCATAATCTTAATATCTTCCTTCGAGAGACGGCCGAAGCCGTGCGAAACAATCAACTTACCATTTTTACGGGCATCAACGTCCGAAATATACTGATGTGCAGCGCAGTCTTTGGTTATATACTTAAGGACATAGCGAACACCGGATTCAGATTCAAGCGGATCGACTTCCGCCTTTCCCATACCGGTATACCAGCCTTTTGCCTCATCAACCACATCGCCTTGCCAAAGATCGCGGACCTGCCACCAATAAAGAGGGCAACCGAAAAGAATAGCGTGATAGTGCATGCGATGAGTAGAAACACGGCCACGTTTAGCGGCAGTCTTACCATCGGCAAATTCGACAACGAACAAGTAGGGAAACTTAACCTTACGATAACGGTAACGTTTAGTAATCGGATCCTTCTCACGAAAGCGAGGATGTTTGCGAAGCCGATCTAAAAACTGCCGAATAGGGATATAGGGTTTTTCCTTGGCTTGCTCATAAACAGAAGGCTTCAGGGTGAAAGTACAAAACAAGCACTGATCTGGCCGTAAGGCCATACGCTTCATAAGATGATGTGCGCGGGAAAACCATTGCTGTTGGCGACGCTTCAGACAATCGTCGCAATGTCCACAAGGGACGCGAAGTCTATAATCGTCACGACCAGAATAGACATGAACGGGATTTCCAGTAATTCGCGCATACTTAAGATAGCGGGGATTTGTAATGGTAAGTTGATTGTTACACATGATTAAAATTAAAGATGACTACCGCCGAGGGGAACTGTTTTTGTGCCTTTGGGACGACCTTTTCGGCCGCCGCGACGGCGAGATCGCTTCACGAACGCGATCGGTAAGAATAGTGCTAAACATTTTTCCCCAAAGATGCGACATATAGGCCTCGACGAATATTGCGGAACCGTCGCCAAAGAGAAGGGGGTCAGTGTGGTAAAAGAAGTTAACTTCGTGATGCTGGAAGGACTTAAGAATCTGCTGTAACTTGACCATCGAAAGGTTGGTAGGAGAAAATCGCCACTGCATACAACCATGGTCGGAAATATAGTCGTCACAGATTCGATAGAGTTCCCGAACACAGGTATAGACGGGAAGAATTTCGGGGTCGAATGAACTTGAAAGTTCGTCGAAAACTTTTCCTGACATTGGGCGAAAGTTTGAAAATTACGTGAACGGATTTTGAATTGGTATTCCACAGTGTCATGATGAACGCCACGGCGGAGAATAGAGCCAGCCGAGACGCACGACGTGAGGAAGAAAGCGGAGAAAGCAGCCACAATGGATGCAACCAAAGTCCAAAACTTTTTGGACTTCAGCAAAGCGGGACATTTAGACATTGAACATAATTTGAATATGAAACTTTACAGATGTAATATAAAGTTCCGATAATGACCAGTTTACAGCGTTAGAACTGTAAATTTAACATAATGAATAGTATTATATCACCAAAATCGGAACAGTAGGAGAGGGAAACAAGAGGGGGCAAGACGTCAAAGAACGGAGGAAATAGCAGAAAACTGCACAAATGTAAAAAACTTTTTTTTACAAATGCAAATTTTTCGGGATATATTTTTCAGATTTCTTGCGACGCTGCACGAGCGGTCCGCCACAAGGGCGCGATGGTGATAGACACAGTAGGGTCGAGAGGGGACCCCGGCCAACCTCGTACATCAGAGCATACGAGATGCGTAGGTAGATTCCGAGAGGGGACCCGGCCAACCTCGCAGACATGACCGGCAATCACGCGTACGCACACGAAGCGCGCGCGCACGCAGATAGCCGACAGACCTGCAAGGCAATTTGTCCCGGTTCCCTCTCGGGCTCTCCCTCCGAAAGGTATGCCTTCGGCATGATTTATTTGATATTTACTTTACAGCAAAAACCGATATGGAGCCACGCCAGGGAGGGCGTTTCCACATCTGGCATATGTTGACGAGGGAGATGCCTTTTTGCAACCTATGCGCTTCGAAAGACGGTACTTTCGAGCGCGAGAACTGCGCGCCTAAACGGCCTGCGCGGTTTCGGGGCCTCGATCTCGCGTCCGCGATATCTTCGGCGCCGGAAACCATTACTCGGCCGTTCTTAACGGCAGCGCGGATGTATATACTGGCAAAGCCAGTGAGTTTGTGGACAAAATGAACAGCAAAACGCGCGAGCTGTGCTCCGATCGGGACACAGCTGTGCAATTTCAGAAGACAAAACAAACAAAAACCCCGGTCTCAAAGGGCCGGGATTCGAATCAATGGCGGTTAAGCCAACGGATAATAGCGCGGATCAGAAACAGAAGCGGAACAAGAAAGAAAACCAAGATGGCTAAAACAATAATTTGGCCATAACCAATCACAAGAAATTGCATACAACAAAAGTTTAGTTACTCATGCAAAGATACGAAATTACGTAATTCATCCAAGAATCGCTGACGAACATTTTCCTTCTCGTAATGTTCGCGAGATCCAAGAGATTCGATAGCCTTATCCAAAACAGAGTAAAGAGAATTCGAGCGATCGGTACCAGTCAAAATACGCGCAAGTTGTTCAGCCAATTCCGTGTTTTTCAATCGAGCACCAAACGCATCTTGAATAATCTTTTGTGCTTCAGATTGCTGGATTTTAATCTTACCCTCACGGAGAGCATTTTCCGTATCGGTAAGAGCCTGCTTGTAATCAGTATCGGCCGAAAGATTCGATTTCTTAGCACCTTCAGTTGCCGTCTGGGCTTCGACATTCTCGATATTGGCATCCTGCAGACGCTTCATACCATCACGGAGAGTCTCAACGGTGAGACGATCAGCGTCAGTCTTAGCGGCCTGGGCAAGATTATTCTCTTCGCGCGACCAAAGCTCAGCGATACGGGCATCACGTTCGGCGGAATCTTGAATAGCTTTAATCTCGGCGAACTCGGCGTTAACCTGATCAATCTTAGCCTTAAAGCGCTTCGAAAGAGCATCGGACTCAGCAGCCGAACGAACGAACTCAAAGAGACTATTCGAATTCTCGATACCTTTAGTCTCTGCGATAGTCTTCAAACGCTGAGCGTTGGTATACTCGGTCTGTGCCTGAATGTTTTCAGCCTGAACACCCTGCAAAGCGGCTTCGCGAAGAGACGAGGCGCCTGCCATGATGTTAGACATCGGGTTATTCGAGTACGGACCTTGAGAGGGAACGGAACCACCGTCGGCCTGCGAAACATTACCTTGCGGGGTACCCATCGGCTGGAGGGCAGAGCCTTGGAAAAACGGGTTAATCCCAGCGGCCTGCATAGAAGAACGCTGTGCAATGGGAGACTCGAATTTGTTATAAGCCCAAGAAGCATAATCTTTCATGCGTTCGTACTGGGCTTGAGCATCCTCACGGCGTTGAGTAACTTGAAGATTATACATCTTCTCTTGCCACTTACGATTTTTACGGTTTAAACTGCCAGCGGAAGCGGCAGAACCGGCGGAAGCGGCGCCCCCTAAAAGGGCGCCGATTCCAAGGGCGGTTTCAGCGAACGGCATAATTATTCAGTTTTAGCCTGCTTGAGTTTCTCCTCATAACGCTTTTTCATGCGGCCGGAAATACGATCGCGAAGCGCCTCAGACTTCTCGAAGCGATCAAAGCCAGGTTCGAACGTCGGATCAATATCCTCGGAATCATCCTCATCATAAGAAGATTCTCCGAGTTCCCGAGAAGCAAGCGGCAAACCACCTTTGCGCATCGAGCGAATCTGATCGGAAAGAGGCTTAACGCCGTAAATCAAATTCTCATCGGTGGTAGGAGTACAAAAACCGCGGCGAGCACAGCGACGACGCCGAGACATACGCAGGGGTAATTTAGAAAAGTCGAAGTCCTCAAAAAATTGAAGGTCTTCATTATTCGAAATATTCTTTGTCTTTGCCATAACTTAAAGTGTTGTTGCTACGTTAACTTTTGACTTTTCACGATAGGCCGAAGCTGAGCACGAGAACGTCAAAACGAAGTTCTGCGCCTCGTTGGAAATATCCGCAAAAACGCTGTTATAAGCGTCCGAACGAATATAAGGCGAGTAATCGGTAAACGGACGCGACCGCTGAAGAACTGCGAGAATAGTCTCGGCGACCTCGTAGGTGATCGAACCATCTTTCAGATAATTAGCGATCGTGTCGCGAAGCGAATCAACTTGAGAAGAATTAATTTCATCGCCGTAGTCGCGATCGAGAAGCCAATAAGACAGCTCGGTAGTGAGTCGGCCGTGCGAACGGCTAACAAGCTGCATGAGCTTCGACCAAGCAGGGACAAAGCCGACGCCAATGCCGTTACCGTAATTGGTGGAAGTGAAAGAAAAAACGTCGGGCGAATCCACCGAGCCCTGCGGTATAGCGTCGAGTGTTTGAAGCAGAAGCGGCTCCATAGTAATATTATCGAGCGCGGGCGCGTATGAATCGCCAAGATTCAGTTCTTCGAGGAACGGATCAAGACCACGCGAATAGATGACATCGGGAACAAGCGAGGCCATCACCATAAAATAACCGGGCTCGTCGAAGTTGAAGACACGGCGACGGAAATGCTCGCCACCGGAGGATTGACCAGCAAAAGCGCCGAGCGGACTGGAAGAATCGCCCGCGCCTGTCGTCTGATAGATGACATTCGAACCAAGGTACTGCCGATCAGCACCGAGAAAAATAGGCGTCGAATGATTCTTGACACGCGAAACGTCGAACTCCGAATTCAAGAAGTCGGACCAACGACCACCGTTCAAAGCGAGATCGATCCAACGTTGAATATGCGACATGGCGGAAATGTTACGCATCGAAATCGTCTTGTTATCCGCTTCCAAGTCGACTTTAATTTCAGCATCGACATAGCCGG